AGAAGTCCTCCAGTTCCACCACCACCAAGTAATCCTTGTAGTGCGCCACCGATACCGCCTTCTCCCATAAGGTTACTCATGAAGTTTTTCATCATGCCACCTTCTCCAAACATATCTGCAAATAAATCGCCAAATAAAGAGTTAGCACCGCCTTCTCCTTTTCCAAAGAGACCAGTACCATCACCTTTTAAAAGACCCATTAAGTTACCACCAAAAGTATCTATAGTTTTACCTAAATCTCCAAACATTGCTGAGAATCCTGTACCACCAGTATTTTTTCCTTCGGTTACAACTTCTTCTATTTCTCCGCCAATAGTTTTTCCTGTTTTCTCATCTACCTTAGTATCTGTACTATCTGTAGCACCGCCACCAACAGTTGAACTCATAGTTTTACCGAAAGCTGCCGCGTGATTTAATAATACTTGTTCTAGATTAGTAACATGGTCTACAAGAGCACTTTTCATCTTCTCTTCAGGACTTAGTTCTGTTTCTATCCCCATTGCGTCTTTTGCTTGTTTAAGAAGGCCTTGGAGTCCTTCTGTCATAGGTCTCATAATTACACCTGAGATTTCATCTGCAACTGCTCTCTTCATTGCCATTCTTACTGCATCAACAGCTTGATAGGCTTCCTTATCGCCCATCAAGAAGTCAGATAAACTCTTTGTACCTGCTGAGTCAAACGCTTCTGTAAATGCTTTTCCAATTCTATGAATTATATTTATTTGATTTTCTAATAGTTCTAATTCAGTCATTTTATCTCTAATTCTTTGTTCTTGTACTTCTTCTAACTGTCTTTCGCCAACTGTTAAAGTTTCGAGTGATTTAATTGCCTGGTCTCTTTCGTATTCATCAAGCATTAATTGTTTACTAATCTCTTTTCTTAATCCTAATATTTTATTTTCTATTTGTGCAAACTTATTGTTTCTAGTACTAAATTGTCCAAGTATTTTATTTGCATTTGTTATCTGAGCATTTAACATCTTTGTTTGATGAACAGCTTCACTAATATCTGTTACCATGCCTTGTGTACCAAAAACTATTCTTTGAACATTTTCTGCAGTACCAAATGTTTCTCCATTCATTTCTGCTGAAGCCATCATAAGTTCTTTTAACTTATCTTCAGTCATACCTAATTGTTGAGCAATTCTAGTTATGTATTGCTCATTTATCATAGTTTCGTTTCCAAACTTTTTAAGCTCAGCTACAGTTGTTTTTAATTGAGTTGCTTGTTGTGCAAAGCCGTCTCCTAACGCTGCAGTTGCATAAGATTTTCTTAAGTTCTCCATATTTTCTGTAGCTTGTTTTAAATACTCAGGTAAGTTTCCTTTGCTAGTAAACTTTGTTACAATATCCTCAAACTCTTTCATAGTTTCTGCATTTTGTAACCCTTCTACTGTAAAGTCTTTTAGTTCTGGAATCATTTTTTGATAGGATGATAATAGATTTTGAGTAGCTACTTGACTCATTCTGTATTGGTCACTTTGTAGTATTTTTGCATTAGCATCTTTTATAGCTTGTTGTTCTGATGTTTCTACTTCTGCATTTGCTAATTTATAAACTGAGTTTAGTTTTTGTATATCTCCAAGTAATCCTGAAGTTCCTAATCTTTTTGAAAGTATAACAGTTGATTTTGCCGTACCATCGTAGCCTATAGCACCTTCCATAATTTGTTCATTAAGCGATCTTAATTTCTTTCTAGTCTCATCTGCTGAAGTTTTAAAAGCATCCATTTTATCTTTTGTTTCAGTAATAAGAGCTTGTTTATCTCTAAAATGGTCTGCACTTTTTTCTAAGTTATTAGCAACACCCTCTAAACCTTTAGCCATTGCGGCTGACCCAGGTATAAATCTTCCTATGCCTGTTGTCAAAAAGTTTGCAATAGACTGAGCCATTTTTGCTATGCCTCCTAAGACTGCTCCTATTATCCCATTAAAGTTTTGAAATACAGATACGAGTCCTTGAATAACAAGAATAATTATACCAATTATACCTGCTTTACCCATAACTGCATTTGCTGCAGTTCCAAGTTTTTGAAAACCTACAGTTAAGAAACCAATCATTTTACCCCCAGCAAACTTAATACCATTAAAAGCCATTGTAAAGCTACCTTGAACAATACCTGCGGTTCTTGCGGCTACTCCCTGGAAACCCTTCATAGACATTTTTTGTTTTGCAAAAGAAAGTTCTAATGAACGAACAACTGCTATATCTTTACCTTTAAATATACCTCTTACGATCTGGCCATGTTGTTGATATTGTTGTTCTGCTGATTTAAGAGCTTTTGATAAGTTTGCTTTGTCTGTTCCTGACATAGTGCCCCTAGCAGCTCTTTTTAATACAGGAGATTTACTTCCTCTTGATAATTTTTTAGCGGCACTTTGAGTATCTGCTGCTGCAGCTTCTGGACTCATAGTAACACTACCAACAGCCGCTTTTATTCTTGCGGCACTGGCTTCGGTTGAAGAAGCTAATCTTTGATTTAGACTTTCTATTTTACCTCCAAAAGACTCAAAGTCAACACCGAGTGCTCCTAGTATTTCTGTTCCCATTGATTTTGCAAAAAGACCAATAACAGCTATAGCTGCTACAATATTTTTATTTAGAACTGATGATATAAAATTAGCGAGTGGCGATATGACTCCAAGAATGGTTTGCATTAAGTCAGAAAAAGTAGTTGCTAACTGATTTAATTGGTTAACTGGTACCCCATCTCCTAATGCTCCAAAGTTATCATTTGCTTGCCTTAATGTTTCATTTAAAACAGCTTGGGACTTTTCAAATGTTGTTAACTCTTGATAGTTTTTACCGATTGCTTGTGCATATCTACGAGCAGCAGTTTCCAGCCTTAGTGTAATACCAAGTTCGTCTAATAGTTCTGGTTCTGCTTTTGTTGTACCTTGAACGATACGATTGAATGTGTCTTCGAAGTTTCTACCAAGTGCAAGAGCAGCTTTTGTAGAAGCATCTGCTACTTGTTCTATTTGTTCAGTAGAAAATCCTTTAGCAATCATAATAGCCGCTGAAGCACCTGCTTTTTGCAAGTCTATCTGGCCTTTAGTTGCTAACTGTAAGTCTCTAGAAACTTGTGCCATATTGACACCAGTATTGGCTGCGTAAGCTTCTTGAGAAGCTTGAAGTGCTTGGAAGTCTGCGGCGTTTTGCATAACTCTAAATGCAGCTCCAAGAGCAAAGAGGGTGGATGCTAGAACAGCATAAGATTGGACGAGTCCACCCGTTCCTTGTTGCATACGAGCAAAAGCTTTTGAACCAGATTCAACACGACCAGACATAGCCTGCATATTTCTACGAGCATCCCCCGCAGATTTACCGAATCCATCTAATCCTTTCTTAGCTTGTTTTGCTTTTTGGCCTACCTGTTTAAGAGTGCCGTCATCGGTAACCTCAAAGGTAATAGTTGCGCCTTTTACTTTTTTTGCCATTTACTTTACTTTTGCTTTACGCTTTTCTGCGTCCTGTCGAGCTTTTACTTTTACATTCATCATATCTTGATGGTAATGCTCAATGTGCTTCAAAAAATAGATACAAGTTCTTTTGTCTTCTATATCATAGGCATCTAAAATTGTACCTAATGCAGATAAATCTTTACCCATATAGTAGCCACTAGTTCCATCCCATCTATCTGAAAGTAGGTTATGGACAAAAAAGGCTTCCTGTACCTCTCTAGGATAAGTATCCATAGTTGGAGGCATTTTTTCAGGGTCAGGTTCTTGATTTAGTTGCTCACAAACTGCGAGATACTTCTCTAAATCAATTCCTGTGTCCTTAAAGTGTCTTTTTATTAACGCAAGTATTTGTCTTACTTGCGTTGAGTAAAATTATCCAGATCTCCTACAGTATCGGTAACCCATTGGTCGAAGTCTGCTGCGTTTCTCATTAGAGTCTCCGCATTTTCTTGAGAATACTCAAGTTCTTCGTCTTTGGCCACTCCGCTTGTATCTACTAATAGAAGCTCTTCTAAGTAAGAATACTTTAGCCCTTTCCAATTTTTGATGATTGATTTGCAATATTCGTGTAAGAATGTTTCCTCATCGAGTTGTTCTTCAAATGCTCTAGTTTTCTTATTAAACTTATTTTTTAAGCATCTACTTCTGAGTTTTAATAACTCTTCTCTACTAAGGTATGTCAAATCAACAACGAATCCTTCAAATCCTGGAAAGTCAATTGATACTGTTTTGCTTGGAGTTAATAAACTCTTTAGTGATACTGGTGTTTTTACTTCTTTTTCTGTCATAATATTCCTATAAAATGGGAGAGCCGAAGCCCTCCCGGTTTATGTTTAAATTAGCTTACGTAAGTAATGCCAACTTCATTTGTAGCTGAAGCGGCTGTACCTGATGATAAGTCTGTTGATAAGCCATGGAAGGCTACATCTACGGACACTACATCTTCGAAACTATGTGTTGGTAATTCTAAATGTGCTTTCGCAACTTGAACATTTGCTCTTGGAGTATTACCACTACCTCCAATGCTGAATGTTAAATCAAATGCGTTTGTAATTACACCACGAGATTCTTGCAATCTCTCAAATAAGTCAAGTGAGCCATTTGCAGTATCGTTTAGATAACAAGTGAAGTTACCTGATACTGACCTTGTACCCATGACATGACCTAATGGTAAATTAACTGAACCTAATGTTTCTGGTGTTAAGTAAGTAAGATTATTTTCTATTGTAATATTACCTCCTGTTAATGTAACACCATATGTTACATCACTTCCGTCAACATTCAATGCGCCTAATGTACCTGTTGATTCTGATACATCAAAGCTGATTGCTAAGTCTGTTAATTTTTGTCTAATATAATTACTTGTTGAACTAATGCCTTCGTCAATTAAGCCTAAAGCAGTTGTTCCTGAGCTTTCTGTGTTAAGAGAAGCTACTTCTTCAACTGATTGACCATTTCCAGACCAAGCAATTTGTGCTAATCCTTCTATGTCAAAGTCAATTGAAGCTGAACCGACTGAACAGTTTGCTAATTTATAAACTGTTACGCCTTCTGTTCCTGTTGTATACAATGCTGTAGAAGTATCTTTCGATGCTCCTAGTACAAAGTATAAATCAAATACCCCTAGTGTTACTTGGTTAGAGTTTCCAAAATCAAAATGCTTCGGCTCATAAGTCGCTGCATTGTTTGCAAAATCTCCTGTTCCATTACTTCCAATTGCTCTATCGTACGTATTCGCCGACATAGCTGACCATAGAGGTCCTTCTATTGCAAAGGTGTCTCCATTACCAGCATGTTGGCCCGAAGCGCCAGCACTGCCGCTTCCTGAAGTCGTAGGTCTCATGTAAGTAGTCATACTCCACTCTGCCGGTGCAAAAGAGTCAGTAAACATTGCTCTACCTCTTTTACTATACCCAGTTGAGTTAGCAGCTTCACTAAGAGTTACTTCTGATCTATTTGTGCCTTGGCTAAATGAAAATCCGTCTAATACAGGAATCTCGTATAGAGCTGTATTAGCTGTCGTATCATCATGTGTCCATTGCATAAACACTTTGGTATCTCTACTAAAGAAAAATGCCATTATTTTCTCCTATTTAATATCGAATCTCGCAAGTGATTTCACCCACTCCCAGAGGTTCGAGAACTCCTTCATCTGTGTCTACTGTAGCAATTGTAGTTTGCACCGTAGATTGAGATGTACCTGTCGAATCATAGTACGTGAGCGGATCATTATCCTCCAGTACTGTTTCAACATCTTCTAACAATTCTTCGAGTGCTTCAATGACATCATTGTCATCTGAAACGTAACATCGAACCGTTATTCTTAAAAATCTAAATCGAAAGCCACCGCCATCGTATTCTCTTGTTTCAGTTCCTGCTCCAATATGAATGGCAGGGAACTCTGTGACTTCGTCCCAAAACTTGAGTCTTCTTTCTACACTTTGTACTGCACTTCTAAAAGGTGGAGTACCATTTATGTTCTCAAATTGTTGTGCGAGTGCTTCAACTATTGCTCGGCGTCGCGTGGTATGTTTCCTTGCTAGTCCCGATTCCATTAGTCTACTGTTACTCCAAATCTTGCTCCGACTATTCCAGTCGCTATTTCTCTGACTGACTTCTTAATTAACGCTTCAGGGTTTCTTTGAGGAGTATACTTCTTACCCCCTGGTGCGAATGTTGAGTATGGGTCAGTCATATAACTTGCCTCAATCATTGTGTTTCCGCCCCTTGCCCCTTGTGTCACATTATCTACATTTACTGAGTTTGCAAATCTACCTGTTCTATAATTTAATGCAGGACTTGTCATATTCTTTGCAACTACTTGTGGTAAAAGTTCATTTAGTAGATTTCTTAAAGCCATTGGATTTTCTCCTGCTGCTTGTGCTACTTTACCCTGTGCTGTCCCTCTTGCTCTTGGAGGTCTTTTACCTTTAGCACTTTTAGTAGCTTTTCTAGTGTAAGCTGCTGTTGTTAGAGCAACCATAGACTGAACAACATCGTTTATACTTTCAGTTTTACCTTGTGCCACCAGTCTCTTATTCACTTTATACCTCATATCAGGATTACTTTTATGAGGAAACATATTTTGTACTATTTGCTTACTTCCAACTTCAACAAGTCGTTTTTTCGGACTCTTTGAAGCCTGATAATCAGGACTTTTAAACTTGTGTAGCATTGCTCTTTCAACACTATTAGCAGCTACTTCTAAAGGATGTCTATCTGCCCTAGTATGTTGATAAGTATTAACTACATCATTTGCTAGAGTCATAACAATCTCAACTTTACTATTATGCTTTATAGCAGAGGACATTGTGTTTCTTTTTATCTTTAGTCCTGCAGTTATACCATCAATTGCTTCTTCTACAAGTTTATCTACTACTCCAGAAGTACTAAGTTTGCTTTTCATTGCAGCTCTAGTAGCAACTGTCTTACTATGTTTTTGTAAAACTTCTATCATATTTACTGAAGGAACAGTTGTATCACTTCCTCCAGTTCTACCACCAATTGGCTCTCCGTGTACTCTTCTTCTGTAAGAACCTTCTCTCGGCATGTTAGTTTTAATAGTTCCTCTACTAACTACTGGCTTTCGTCCACCTAATCCAAAAGGCTTTCCAGAACCGGGAAGAGCACCTGAAGTCATATCCATAATACTATTATCGATACATTCATTCATTAAGTTTCTAACAACTACGTTTTGTGCGTCTCCGCCACCAAATGAGTGTTTCTTTCCATAAAAACTAGCAAGATATACGGCTGTTACATCTACTCCTGTTTTATATATTGCTACAGGAAATAACTTTGTTTTCATGCCCATAGTACTATTTGCTATGGCTTTGGCTTGTTTTATAGTCTTAGTAACATTATATCCAAGTGACCTATGTTCGCTTGCAATATTATTAACAGTAAAAACTTTTTTCCAGTTTCTTTCAACATGCCCTCTTAAGGTATCTAACTCACTTTTAGTGAATGATACTGTTCCCCCTGTTGATGCAATATGCTTTTTAACTGCTGGAGTATTTATATAACCATCTAGTATTAGAGTTGTTATAGTATCAACCCCATGTTTTTTGTCAAATATAAATCTAATTCTACTAGTTTTATATTGGTCGTTTCTAGTTTTTAAATCATTCTTCATCGTTGACTTAATGTCAGCGATAATAGACCTTATTGCCATTAAATAACTACTCTATATAAATCAAGTACTCTTTTTATATGGTCTGGAAAATCAGAATTATCTCTGATACCAGAAGTACCTTGATTCTGAACTTGAGCGCCACCTAAAGTTCTTCTCTCTTTGTGTTCGTCTTTCATGTAATAATTTACTAAATCGAACAAGGCAAGTTGTAAATCTTTTGGAGTGCTTGAGTATCCAGCAGTGTATGTAATTTTGACTGCTCCAACACCCTTTGCCCAACTTTTGGGTTCTCCATTTTTAGTTGTTCTTTGTATTGAGTCTGATTCAGTATCAGCATAGTACTCATAATTACCTGTAGTTAATTCTACATAAGCTTCTGAGTAAGCTGTTCGTTCTTCTACTTTAGTAACTGAAACTAACGGGCTTTCACTCAAAATTATAGTATTAGTGTAGTTATCTGTTATGCTAAAAGTTTCAACTTTTGCTGAACTATAATAGTCTAAAAAAGATATTCCACAATACTTCTTAACTAAATCAGAGACCTGAGGTATTATAACAGCTAAACGATCATCATCCTTTTCACCTCGGATGCCTTCTGCGTCTTTGTATTCTGATACTGTTAGTAAATCTGCCATAGTTAAAAAGGGTGGGTTTAAGGAAACCCACCAAAACCATCGTAGTATTAAGCTGAAGCTTTATACATTTGACCCCATTTAGAAGTTGCACCGTCAATTAAGTCAGTGAATCCTAATCTCTGAGAAGCCACTAGGACTCTTCTTTGATTAGCTACTTCGTAGTCTGATTCAATTGTAACACCTCTTAATCTTGGCATTACATAGTTTCTTGGGTATACTGCTATAGCGTTAAAAGCTCCAGCTGCTTTAGCACCGAACTCATCACACATGATTACTCTTGATCCAAATACTTGTCCAATTTCACCTGATAGCTTAGTAGCCATGTCGCCAACTAGGTTAGCGTCTTGGAACTCAGCATCTTCTAGTAAGTTATAGTATGCATCCTGAGATACAATGAATAAAACTTCTGAAGGGTTGATTCCATATTTACCCATATTTTTTCTCAAACCAAGTAAGTCTGCTGCAGTAACTACGTCACTTGCTGCATAAGTTCCTGATGGTTGAGTATAGTCAGCATCTGAGCCGTCTGCCATAGTTAGTAGACCTTCAAATGCACCTGATGAGTAAACACCATGTGAGCTGTTACCAGCTAAGATAGCATTTTCAATACTTCTTGCGTGTGATCTTACCATTGACTCTCTAATTAAAGGAAGGATTGGCATGATCGCATCTTCTTCAGTTTC